GCGGTGCCATTCCCTACAACGAGCTTCTTCAGATGATCGATAAGTGGCCTTACACAGTAAATCGCCGCGCCCGCGAACCTGCTCCTTTTCTGGCCAAGCATATCGTAATCACTTCTTCTCTCGCTCCTGAAGCGATTTATCACCATCGTCTTCATGAAGACTCTCTCGAACAACTTTTTCGGCGTATCACGGTGACACACTTATTGTAATGGGAGGCTAGTATTACCCTCCCATTACTTCTGTGAAGTTTCTCGGCCGACGAAAAATTTTTTCTGTTCACCCGGTAAAAATGCCAAAACGCAAATATGAGGGACCTCTCCAACCTGGTAAGCGTTCTGCTCGCGTGCCTCGTGCACCTCGTGCACTTGCACCGAAGCGCCGGAAACGCAATTATCAGGCGAGTCTCAAGCTCTCGAGGCCGTTCCGGACGGTCTTAGACTCATATTTGACTCGCAAGGAGGTGAAACATTGGGTGCAGCGTAATTACGCTACTCGACAGTTTCCCAACGTGCCTACCACCGGAGCTCACCTGATACCGGTTCTCCCCGAAATCCATCAGGCCGGAGCTCCGCCTAATCAGGATCCCAATTCTGTTGCTACCCGTGAGGGTAACTTTGTCAGACTCAAGGGTATCACCCTTGATCTGCGGATGTATATCCCTGCCGACGATCTTGTCTATAGTGCAGATCGTGCCTCGATTGAGGTGATTGTGGCCGTGTTGTCCTCGAAAACGTACAAGACGTTTGCCGAGGTTAGCAACAACTGGGATGTCGGAGAGCAGATTCGGACCATGCTCATGCAGTATGACGACACTCCCGCTCCGTATTTCGGCCGCCCGGACTCCAATCTCCTCCCCTTTAATACCCAAGCCTTCACTGTTCACGATCAGAAGCGATTCTATATGAATCGCGGTATGATCATCAATGACAGCGCAGTTCCCACCCCTGGTGCGACTGGCGCCGGGCACATGCCCTTTGTGACTAAGAGGTGTAGGCTGAATATTAAGTGCAAGGGCAAGGTACTCAAGTTCGCTTCACCCGAAGAACCCTTGCCCACCAACTTTGGCCCATTCCTTTGGATAGGCTTTGCCTATACCAATAATGCGGCCGCTACTACGGCTGGCGTCCCGTTTATGTACGGACGCACCGTTTGCCGTTTCGAAGATTGCGGCTAATTGCGGAGCGCCTGCCGCAGGCACCCCCGGAGGGCCGCCGGAGGCTACTGATCGACTGAATGGCTCCGCCGATGTCTATCAGATTACGAGGCTTTTTTTCGTCTCTTAAGGGTAAGATGCCTACCACTGTTTTGCGGAATGCTTGTATTACCGTCAACAACTACACGCCAGAGAAACTCACGTTAATCAAGGAGTTTATGCGTAAAAAGTGTTCTTTTAGCGTATACGGCAAGGAAGTATCAAAGCAGGGCACTCCTCATCTTCAGATCTATGTTGAGTTTATCAAACAGGTTTCGTTTAATGTTGTCCGGAAAGCTTTCTTCTTTGGACATATCGAACCACGGGAAGGCCCTCCTAAGTGTGCGGCTGGTTACTGCAAGAAGGGTAACGCCAGACATCACGCTGAAGACTTTGATTACTCCATTTACTTCGATAATCCCGCTCATGACTGGGATGGAGAACAAGAGGGCATAATTTCTGCTCAAGGGTCTCGTACCGACTTAGAATCTATGCGTGATAACATTAACAATGGCATGGCTGTCGATCAAATCGTTGTCGACCATCCTCATTATTATCATCAATATGGCCGTACGCTTAATAAACTTGAGGACATTGCACTTCGCAAGCGCTTCCGTACGTGGATGACTACTTGCGAATGGTTCTGGGGACCTACAGGCTCGGGTAAATCTCACCGTGCCTTTGAAGGTTACGATCCATCCACACACTATCTCTGGAAGGATGATAACGGTTGGCAGGATGGCTATACCGGCCAGGAAATTGTCATTATCAATGACTTTCGCGGTGCCATTCCCTACAACGAGCTTCTTCAGATGATCGATAAGTGGCCTTACACAGTAAATCGCCGCGCCCGCGAACCTGCTCCTTTTCT